CGGCAACATCGATTGGACGAGCCTGCCGCTGACGGTGAGCGGCCAGCCGAACGTCATCATCCGCAAGGTGCGGTTCTGGAACTCGCAACTGTCCGCAGCAGACCTCAACACCCTGACCACCTGACATGGAAGACACCCCCACCCAACCCGCCGTGCCCTCGATGCACGACTACCACCTCCGCTTCCAAGACCGGCAGGAAATGCTGGACACCCTGGCCTCCATCGGGGTCCCGGTGAACCCGAGCACCCAGACCTCCGTGGACGAGATCGGCCCCATCGTCCTTGAGCCAGCCATCATGGACGGGGACGAGGAGCTTGTCCCGCCAACGATCGACCAGAGCCACCATGTCAACCTCCGCTGCCGGGAGCCGCTCACGGCCGGTCAGCTCGACGTCCTTGCGTCCTTCCTCGTCTATCCGGCGAACCCGGTGAGGGTGTGGGGTTGAGCCGCAACAAGAAGGCCCTGGAGTCCCTCCACGGCATCCTCATCGAGGAGCTGATCCAGCGCATCAAGGCGGGGACGGCAACGCCCTCCGACCTCAACGTGGCCCGTCAGATGCTCCGTGACAACCAGATCGACTGCGCCGCCGTCGAGGGTGCGCCGATCCTCAAGCTCGCCGAGAACCTGCCCTTCGACGACGAGGAAGAGGCCGCTTGACGAGGAAGAAGGACCCGACGCAGGACTTCCGCAACGTCCTGTACATGGTCTGGAAGCACCTCAACCTGCCTGACCCGACGCCCCTCCAGTACGACATCGCGGCGTTCCTTGACAACGGCCCGAAGCGTTGCGTCATCCAGGCGTTCCGCGGCGTCGGCAAGAGCTGGATCACCTCGGCCTACGTCCTCCACTGCCTGCGGAAGAACCCCGACACCAACATCCTGGTGGTCTCCGCAAGCAAGACCCGCGCCGACGACTTCACGACGTTCACCAAGCGGCTGATCGAGGAGATGCCGCTCTTCCAGCACCTGAAGCCCAGGGAAGGGCAGCGCGACTCCAAGATCGCCTTCGACGTCGGTCCCGCCAAGGCCAGCCATGCGCCCTCCGTCAAGAGCGTGGGCATCACGGGCCAGCTCACCGGCAGCCGCGCCGACCTGATCGTCCTGGACGACGTCGAGGTCCCCAACAACTCCGAGACGCAGGTCATGCGTGACAAGCTCGCGGAGTCCATCAAGGAGGCGGACGCGATCATCAAGCCCGAGGGGCGCATCGTCTTCCTGGGGACCCCCCAGTGCGAGGACTCGATCTACCGGCTGCTTGAGGACCGCGGCTACCAGACCCGTATCTGGCCCGCCGAGTACCCCAGCCAGCAGATGCTGGAGCAGTACGGCAGGCGCCTGACGCCCATGCTGGCGGACTCCTGGGACCAGACGAGGATCGGCGAGGCCACCGAGCCCACCCGCTTCTCCCTGGTTGACCTGGCCGAGCGAAGGCTGTCCTACGGCAACTCCGGCTACGCCCTCCAGTTCATGCTCAACACCTCGTTGAGCGACCAGGAGCGGTACCCGCTGAAGCTATCCGACCTCGTCGTCATGGACTTCGACAACGAGCACGGGCCGGAGAAGGTCTTCTGGAGCGGCTCCCCCGAGAACGTCCTCTCCGACCTCCCCAACGTCGGCCTCCGCGGCGACCGCTTCCACCGCCCCTTCAGGGTGCAGGGGGACTACGTCAAGTGGCAGGGGGTCGTCATGACGATCGACCCCTCCGGCCGCGGCGAGGACGAGACCGGCTACGCCGTGGTCTCCAGCCTCAACGGCTGGATGTACGTCCTGGACTGCGGCGGGCTGCGCGGGGGCTACACCCCGGAGAACCTCCAGAAGCTGGCGGACGTCGCCAAGCGGTACAAGGCCAACGAGGTCCTCGTCGAGGCCAACTTCGGCGACGGCATGTTCAACAACCTGCTGCTGCCGTACCTGCGCGAGACCTACCCCGTCACCCTGACGGAGGTCAAGCACAGCCAGCAGAAGGAGAAGCGCATCGCCGACGTCCTGGAGCCGGTCATGAACCAGCACCGGCTCGTGGTGCCCCCCAGGCTCGTCCGGGCCGACTACGACTCCGTCGGGGACGTCCCCAACGACAAGCAGGCCACCTACCGGCTGCTCTACCAGATGACCCGCCTCACCCGGGACCGGGGCTCCCTCCGCCACGACGACCGCCTGGACGCCCTGGCAATGGCCGTCCAGTACTGGAAGGACCACGCCTCCGCCGACGTAGAGGCCAACATCCTCGAACGCAAGGAGCGCCTCCTGGAGAAGGAGCTGGAGGACTTCGAGCGGAGCTGGAACAAGCTCTACCGCCCCCGCCACTCCCAGGGGTGGATCAGGCTTGGCCGTTAGCGGGGTTCTTGTGCCCTCTGGCGGCCTTTGACGCTTGGCAGGTACCTCCGGACGTCCAAAACTCGGACGCCTCCTGGAGCCTCCTAGGGGCCTTAGAAAGGAAACGATGGTTTCCCAGGCAGAAACGGCAGGAAAGGCCCAGGGATGACCTATGGAAAGGCATCGGCCTCTGGAGGCCATGCCGGAGCCACCAAGGCGGTCCTTGGGTAGACACACCAAGGACTAGGTTGAAATTGACGGTCGGGACACCAGGAATGGGGGAAGGGGGCAAAAGGGGTCTATAGGTGTCTATAGGTCTGCCTTCCACCGCCTTCCTCCCTCCCTCTCCAGAGACACCCAAAGCCCTACGGAGACCCTGCTCGATGTCCAACGCGAAGCCTGCTCGAAGCCGGTCCCTGACCGTCAGGGGCAGCCGGTGGAAGGTCAGGTGGGTCAACACCCTGGCAGACAACTACGGCGTCTGCGACTACGGCAAGAGGGAGATCAGGATCGCCAAGGGCCAGCCCACGGCAGTCGAGCTCGACACCGTCGTCCACGAGCTCCTCCACGCAGCCCTCCCAGACCTCGACGAGCCCGCCATCGCGGAGACCGCGGAAGCCCTTGCGGCCGCCCTGGTCAAGCTCGGGTTCGTCAAGGACCGTCCGTAAACGATCCGAAACCAAGCCACTGGTCCCCCGAGGGGTGGGCGTAAGCGCCCGAACGATGGTCCAACAATGGCCTAGCCAGCCATACGACGCCGTGAGGGCTCCGGCAATGGGGGTGTCAGTCCCCTTCGGCCCCTCCGGGACCGGTCTCAAGGTTTTTGCACAAAACTGTGAGAGGGTGGGGGTGGAGCGCAGCCGCGGGTTTCCCCCCGCACCCCCGCCCGAACGCGCCCGAATCACGCTCATGTCACGCGAACGTGACACACACGCGCAAATACGCCTGCAAATCACGCATACGCACGGGATTGGCAATCCTGCGCTCGCCCGCGCACCTGCATCAGAACAGCCTCGCGCCCAAGCCTCAACGCTTTCAGCGTTGGGGCCTATTTGCTCAAAACGCCACAGCACGCTCGCGTGAGTCAAGGCGAATCGAGGCAAGGCAGCCGGTTGTCACGGCAAATCCAAAAAAATCTATCCCTACGGGATACGGTGCCAATCGGCGACGATTCGGCGATGCCAGCCATTGACAAGCGGCCCGGCATCGGCGACCATTGAAAGCGCCGAGGCAACGTCGCCAAACGGCACTTATCACCCGATGCCAACGTAGTTGGCAGGAGCAGCGAGTATGCGTATCACCCGATGGAATGCCCGCATGACATGGACGGAGCGAGCCGATGTCGGCACCGACAGCAACCGGATGATCCTTCGGATCTACGACGTTCCCGGCGCCGCCAAGTCGGAGACTTGCTTCGTCTACCTTGCCGAAGGCAACCCCACGTTCATCAAGGGCGATGGCAGCCCCATGCGTTGGGACCTTCGGTCCAAGATTGCCCCGCTGTTTGACGGGCTTGCCATGTTCCAGTCCCGGTTCGCCACGGCCGGAGCCTATGAGGCTCCCCGTTCCCCGATCGCCGGGATGGTTTCGGCTGTCCCGACGGCGGCTCCTGCGGTCTCCGGAGGAGACCTGGCATCTGTGCTTGGCGGTGCGATGGCGTCCTCGGTCATGCCCCTTGTGGAGGCGAAGATCGAGGAGGCGATGCAGAGCATCGAAGACCGTGTCAAGGACGTTGTCGCCGATGCCGCGAAGCGGCCCGTTGTCATCACGCTGCCTTCCGTTCCGGAAGTGAGGCTTGACGGCACCGAACACTCCCGGTTCAAGGACATGGTCATCCTGACCATGACACAGCCGTGCAAGGACAGGAACGTGCTCCTGTACGGTGAGCGTGGCTCCGGCAAGTCAACCGCTGCGAAGCAGTTCGCCGCGAAGATGGGTCTCCCCTTCGGGGCAGTTTCGTTCTCCGCAGGGGCATCGGAGTCGCTCTTCACGGGGCGCTTCCTGCCCTCCGAAGGAGGGGCGTTCAAGTGGCGGCCGACGCCGTTCACCCGGCTCTACACCGAAGGTGGCGTCTTCTGCCTTGACGAACTCGACAAGGCGGACCCGCAGGTGGCTACGGCCCTGAACATGGCGCTTGCCAACGGCGAGATCGTCACCACCGAAGGTGAGGTCCTGAAGCGCCACGAGCAGTTCATCGCGGTTGGCGGAGCCAATTCGCTCAAGTTCTCGAAGGTGTATGCGGCGGCACAGCCGCAGGACGGCTCCCTGCTTGACCGCTTCGTCAAGGTCGAATGGAACCTGTGCCCCACGTTGCTTCGCAACGTCCTCAACTCCATCTGCGGCATTGACAAGGCGAATCGGATCCTCCGGATCCGTGATGCCGTGAACGCTGTCCTGAAGGACAAGCGTTTCAGCGAGTGGGACGTCGGCATGAGGCTGGCGCAGCGCATGGCATATGTGGCTGCGGCGGACATGAACCCGGTCGATCTCGTGCTCCGTGATGAGGTGAAGGCGATGGCGAGCCAGTACGAGGGGGACGTACTGGCCGCCGCGGCGGGCTGTCGGTGAAAAAACTCCCCTACGGGGAGGAAACTCCCCGGCGGGGATTCTTGGCGGAAACATGTTGACATTCGGCAGCGGTTGCCGGATGATGGGATGCGAAAGGCGGCGAGTGCCGCAGAAAGGCGAGTATGCGCTACACGACTGACAAGCACGGAGACACGACCGTCTACACGTTTGCGAACCTTGCCGATGCCGTTGCAACGGCGGTCGAAGCGGAGCGCGACGGCGTCACGGGTCCCAACGCCAATGCGGCCAAGCGGCTGCGTGACAGGCTCGACGGCTACCGTGGCGCCACGGAGTGGGCCGACGGCATGGGATGGGACGATGCCGTGGCGTCGATTGCCGCTCCTCCGGAGTGGAAGCGCGAGGCCCTGTCCCGTTTCGACTGCGGCCAGTACGGCGCCCCGCTTGCCCCGGCTCCCCGCCGCAAGGTTGTCAAGCGGCTCGACGATGGCGATGCCATCGACGCCGTGCGCTACGCCACCGAGTTCACGGTGGAGGGCGTGTGGAGCAAGCGGATGCGGGCCCGTGTGGTGCGTCCGGTGGTCCGTGTGCTCCTGAACAGCGGTGCGTTGGGGCATGTCACGGCGACGGAGATGGCCCGGAACGCGGCGGCAAGCCTCGCGTTCATCCGGATCGCCGAGGACTCCGGCTACGCCGTCGAAGCGGACTGGGGTTCGCACTTCCAAGTCGGCTGCTCCGGAACGTATGCCATCCGGGTCCGTGTCAAGGAGGTCGGCGAGGCGATCGACTGGACCACGCTTGCGGCCCTGTGCGTCGGCGGCGGCGTCCACCGCAGCGTGGGGTGGATGCTGCGGAACGTGTGCCTTCCCGTGTCCCACGGCGACTACGGGGCGAGCAAGCAGCAGTGGTACCGCGACGGCGAGTACGACGCCGTGTCCAAGGGGTGGATGAACAGCGACGGGGAGGCGCAGCGGTGGCTTGCGGATGCCTGCGACCGCCTGTCCCTGCTTGCCAACGCAGGCCGCGAAGCGGTGGCGGCGTGACACGGGTCGGGTGCCCCGTCCGAGGGTGACGGGCGGGGCGCCCATCCCGCTTCATGCGGAGAAAGCGAGTGAGCACATGGATGACAAGACGCAAGCGGAGGCTGACATGGACGCGAACGACCCGATTCTTGCCGCCATCGACGCGGAACTGGAGTACCTCGCAAGCATGATCGCATACCTCGAACGCCGCGACGGCGTGACGAAGGGAGGCGATTGACATGAAGACTCCCGAGTACCTGGCTCACGCAGCCCGTGACCGCGTTGCCAATGCCTGCCGGTTCCTGCGCTGTCATGCAGGCACCAGCGAGGAGGCGTGGCGCGAGTACTGGGGCGCCGGTGAGGCGCTTGCCTACGTCATGCGGTGCGAGATCGTTCCCGCCGACGAGTGCATGGCCCTGCTTGAAGGCATGGACGCGGCGCTTGACGAGGGCCTGAACAGGATGCGGCGGAAAAAAAGTTCCCCTACGGGGAAGGCGACAGACTTTCGGAAAAATGCCGCATGAGGGGTTGACGAACGGCGACGAATGCCCGATGATGGTTGCACACAAGCGGCGAAGTGCCGCAGAAAGCGAGTAGCGAGTATGAGAGCGAGTTCATGCATGGTGAGCGATGCGCTTCAGCGCATGAGGGAGGTGCACGACAGCGGGCATTGGCGTGTCCATACGGACGCCACGCTCGTGGGAATGGTCGCGTTCATGGAGAGCGTGGACCCGTCCATGCTCCTGCCCGACGAGCGTGACTTCGTGACCGGGTTCATGGCCGTGCTGTGTGAGCATCAGGACGAGCAGGCGAAGGGAGGTGCAGCGTGAACACAAGCAACAGGCCGGGCCCCGAGGCTGACGTACTGGACCAAGCCGCCTACTGGGGCTGCTACATGGAGCAGATCGGTACGCCGTCGGGCTACACGCTGACAACACACATCATGCCGCTTGTGCAGCGGCTTGCCGCAGAGGTCGCATCACATCGCAACAGCAAGAACGGAGGTGCAGCGTGAGGATCGAAGCAGACATTGACATGGACGAACTGGCGGAGGCCGTCGCAGGCCACATCGACGTTTCGGACTTGGCGCAGCAGGTGGCGGACAACATGGACGCCGAGCAGGTGGCTGCGGAAGTTCCGTTGGACCGGATTGTCGATGCCGTCATCGAAGCGATGGACATGGACGAACTGGCCCGTGCCCTGCTGCGGGCTATGGCCGAGCAGAAGGGAGGTGCGTGATGCCACGAGTGGTCATGTACTTGGAGGTGCCCGAGGGCAAGAACGCGGGAGGCGAAACGAGGTTCGACCTGCTGTGCGACACGTTGCAGGAACTGGTCGAGTCCGACGGGCTCGACGGCTACTTCACGCTGACGTTCAACGGCGAGGCGTGGACGCAGGACCGGGGCGAACTTGCGGCGCTTGCGGACAAGACCGAGGCGGCGCAGAAGGAGGTGGGAGCGTGAGCAGGCCCATTGACAAGGTCATCGGCACGATGGACTGGGACGAGTTCGCTCGTCGCTACCAGCCCGTGCCCGGCGGCGAGTTCTACGAGGTGTGCACGAGCCGCGCCGTCGGTCCGGAGGACAGCCTGTGCTACGGACGCAACGAGTTCCCCCGTGGCGTTCCCGAGGAGCGCGTGTGGGAGGTCCTTGTCACGCCCGACGATCAGACCGGAAGCACGATGCTCATCTACCCGTACCAATGCAGGTGGGCGATCAACGCGGTGGAGAGCGGGTGCGACCGCATCGGGTTCATGCTCACGGAGCAGCCGCACGGGTTCGCAAACATCGAAGTGGAGGATCGGCCATGACATGGGCAGTAAACGTTGAGTTCGACACGGGCGACGAGCCAATCTATTTCCCGGTCCGGACATACCTGTTCGCCACCGAGAAGGCGGCGCGTGAGTTCGCCGCTCACGCTGATCTTGCGGAGGGCACGACGAACGTGTCGGTGTGCGACGTTGTGCCGGTGCGGACCGGGCTCAAATCAGCCAAGCGCGATCTTGCGGCATGGATCAAGGAGCAACGTAACGACGAGGAGGAAGAATGAGAAAGATCAAGGGCATGGACATCGTCATCGTCGTCAAGTTCCCCGGCATCACGGACTTGGACGGGCAGGACGCAGAGAACGCGGTCTGCGAGGTCACGGAGGCCATGATGGGCACGGGGCTTGACTGGACCATCGAAGAAATCTTCGGAAGCGAGGAGGCATGACATGGTGAGCATGTACGACGCGATCCGCACCGGCGTGGTCCCGCCCCACGGCATGGGCACGGTGGTGCAGAGCAAGACGTTCCGCACGGTGAACGTGTGGAAGTACGAGCAGAAGGACAAGCCCACGATGTGGTGGGTGCTTGAGTCGATTGACAACGGCCGGATCGAGAACGTGTACCCGTGTGGGTCGCTCGACGAGGCCCAGGAGTGCTACGCAGGACTGGTGAACCCCAACAAGGAAGCGAGTGAACTGAATGGAACGGTCTAACGTGTATCTGCTGCTGCCTGCGTCCGGCGAACCCAAGTTCGGGACGATCGACAACCCCGACTGGCAGGAGTTCAACCGGGCGATCAAGGCGGACACGGGAGCGGTTGTGCGTTCCCGTGGGCTGACGGAGGCGCTTGGCGACACGGGTCGCCGCATGTTCGCGGTGGAGACCGTCGATCTGTGGGTCGATGACGAGGCGCTGCTGAAGGAGGAGCCCGTGCCCAACGTCCTTGCCTCGTGTTTCGCGGGGCAGATGATCCACGGCGACGCTCTTGTCATGCTCGGCACCGGGCAGGGCGAGTCCGTGGGTCTGCCCACGGAACTGGAGTTCTGGCTCATCGGCGTGATCGGGGAGATCGAGCGCACCGGCAAGCGTGACGAGATTTACGCCGTCGTCAAGGCGGAGCATGAGGCGTTCATGAAGGAGAACCCTTCGGGGTTCAAGTTCGTTGCGATGGACATCACCAAGGAAGGGGGTGCGGCGTGATCCCGTACAGCCAAGAGGCGCACAGGTGGTTCAAGAGCCTTGAGCGCCACCGCGATGCCGCGATGACGGACGATCCCCCGTCACGCTCGACATGGATGCGTCTCACCCTCACGGGCGGGAAGGGGTTCACCATCCCGCTCGTGCACGGCTCGGAGGATGCGACCGTGGCGTCCATGCACTACGTCCTCTCGCTGCCGCGGATGTGGGAGCGGCTTGGGTGCAAGGAGATGACGATCCTTCAGGCGCTTGAGTGCAAGAACCGTGCGCTCATCATGGGCGACGTTGCCGCGTCGATCAGGTACTTGCAGCAGCACGGGCTGCTCGAAGAGAAGTTCGAGGGCGTCGTCAAGGTGCGGAACCCGTACAACTTCATGAGCCTCGAACTGACCAGGCGTCTCGAAGGCCTTGACAAGACCGTTCCCGTGGTCTCCGACCGTGCACCCAAGCGGTGGCACTCGGCCGACTGCGAGGACGAGTACGACGTCCGTGCCTTCAACTGCCCGGACAGGGGTGCCGCCGTGGGGATCGCCATCCACAACGACATCCCCGACGTTTCCCCGTTCGACCTCGCCGGGAGCATCGTCCTTGGCAAGGTCGGCTAAAGTGCAGGCCTACTCGCTGCTCTCCGGCAGGGTGCCCGTGGCCCTGCCGGGGGGCTTTCTCTTTTCCCTTACGGTTGACAGAAGGCACTAATCCATGAAAGACAAGGTTGTCGATGGGGTTGTTCAGTACCTGCGTTCCCGCGCCCGTGCGGAGTCGGCTGCGTCCGACCTCCACCCGGATGCGTCGATGCTTGCCAAGGCGGCGGACCTGATCGACCGCATGGCGACGCAGTTGGCGGAGGCCAAGGAACGCAACGTCCACCTTCAGCGTTCCCTCGGGGAGTACGAGGCGCGGGAGATCGGGGGCGAGGCGTGAACAAGCGCAAACTCACGGACGGGCAGGTGACGGAGATCCGGGAACTAGCCAAGACCGGCATGAAGCGGGCGACGATCGCCGTCAGGTACGCGGTCAGCCCCCAGTTGGTGTCGTGGGTGCTGAAGAACGGGTACGAGACCAAGGCGGTTGACGACCGTGTCAGGCGCACGGACGACGACTGTGCGACATGGACGGAGATTGCCCGTCTCTACAACGAGCGGGCCGTGGGTGACAGGATCACCCCGGCGCAGGCGAAGAGCGTCCACGACCGTGCCTTGCGAAAGATCCGGCTGCTGTGCCAGGACCACGGATTGACACGGGGTGATTTTGAATGAACGCGGTCCCTGGCTACCATGTGTTGACAAACGGGGGTAGTTGCTTGTTGCCGTTCCCGTTGGCTTGGCGTAAAGTGTGCAAAGCAAAGGAGCAACGCATGGCTAGCCAGTCTCTCGACACGTTCGTCAATCAAGTCGCCTACCTTCGGGACGCGGTGAACCCGGACATGACGGGCCTTGCGATGGCGATGTTCGCCTACATCGCAAGCCACCCGTTCAACGAGGGTGTTCCCATGTCGAGGGTCGTTGACAAGTTCGGGCTGTCGGCCAGCACCGCCAGCCGCAACATCTACCTCCTGTCGAGCGGCTTGGTGCGCCCGACGGAGGGCAGGAAGGGGTTCGGGCTGATCCGCACCGACACGGCTCCGACGGACCGGCGGGCGTTGCAGGTCTACCTCACCCCCAAGGGACAGCAGGTCGCAAAGGGACTCATGCAGGTGAAGTGACATGAACATCAGGAAGCGGAAGAACTCGTGGCAGGTTGACGGGATGATGGACGGGAAGCGCATCCGCAGGCAGTTCAGGAGCGCGGCGGAAGCGGAGGCGTTCGTGAAGGCGGGGAGCCGGGAGGAGGCGCGTGAGCGCACCGTCGGGGAGCTGTATTCCCGCGTCTATGCCTCGCGGTGGGCGACGCTCAAGTCCGGGGTGATGGCCGCTCTGGGCCAGCGGATCGTCAACAGGCTGGGGGCCGACACGCCGGTGTCCAGGATCGACGCCGGGAGGATCCATGACATGGTCTCCGGGCTGCGCTCGGCGGGCTACTCGAACTCGACGATCAACCGCTGGGTGTGCGGGCTGAACGTCATGCTGCGCCACGCGGCCGTCGAGGGCTGGATCGACAAGCGGCCGGAGGTGCGTTCCCTGAAGGAGCCGTCGGGCCGGAACAGGTTCCTGTCCAAGGACGAGGAGCAGGAGATCATCGAGATCATCGGGCGCCAGGATCCCAGGCTCTCGAAGCTTGTCATGGTCCTCGTTGACACCGGCCTGCGGCTGTCGGAGGCCATCGGGCTGGAGTGGCGGGACATCACCGGCGACCAGTTGACCGTGCACGAGACGAAGAACGGATCGTCCCGGTCGGTTCCCCTGACGAGGCGGGCGAGGGAAGTACTTGCTTCACTCGACCGGTCGCACGATCGCCCGTTCTCCTTCACGGACAGGCACCACGCCTCACGGGCCTTCTCCCGTGCCCGTGAGCGGTCGTCCATGCGGGGGGACACGGAGGTGGTCATGCACACCCTCCGGCACACCTGCGCCTCGCGGATGATCCAGAGGGGCGTTCCCGTGGCCGTGGTGTCGGCGTGGCTGGGCCACCGCAGCTTGGCCGTGACCATGCGCTACGCCCACCTGCGGCCGGACCACCTCCGTGACTACGTCCATGTCTTGGAGCGGTCCGCCTGACGATCGACAGGTTATCTGGACTTGTACGCTGGAGCGACGCTGCCCACACTTGTGAGGAAGTCTCGCCCTTTAGATCCATCGACAGAGGTTTCATTACGCACAGCCAGGGGCGTGTGACAAGGCCTACCGTACCACCCCACGAGAGTGACTATCTTGTGCGTATCGTGTGACAGAACGTGTGACAGAATGTGACAGAACTTCAACGAGTAGCGAATAATACTGACCTTGACAAAGCGGGCGTGGCGAAATTGGCAGACGCACGAGATTTAGGTTCCTGCACCAACTATCGCCATTAGGCGGAAGACCGCCACAAGACAACTGTTGACAGCCTATCTCGTGGGGGATGTCACATGCGTTGTCACAGCCGGATTTCGGGGAGACGCCATCCTCAAGATTTCTTCCAAATCCTGGAACTTTACTTTCCGTCCATGTTCGCCGGTTGGCTATAATCCTCTAAAGAGAAGAGAAGGGTGACAAGGCAGAAGGAAAGAAACCGCTGAAAGCGGGGTCATTCAGAAGACCTTGGCAACCTTCTGTCACACCTGAAGACAACCTAAAGGGAGGGACGGGTGACTCTGACCCAGCGGCAGCTCGACAAGGAGATGGTTGAGTCCGGCAAGTCTCGCTTCTGGCGACGGACGGAGAAGGCCAAGAAGGGGGACCGGGAATCGGACACCGACCACGGCACCCGCCTCCTGAACGCGGCCGTCTACCCCGTTGCCGAGGCACTCCGGGAGGAGTTCAAGACCATCGGCAGGCCGGGCTTCAACAACACCGGCGTCAAGGGGCTCCTGGATTCCGGCATCGACCCGGAGGTCCTGGCGCTCCTGGCCCTCCAGTCCGTCATCGACGGGATCAGCAAGAAGCAGCGGGCCAGCCGTGTCATGTCGATCATCGGCAGGCGGATCCAGACCGAGGTCCTGCTGGAGCGGCTTGCCGGTGACAAGCCCTTCGTCCTGAAGACGGTGGCCCGGTGGACGTCCGACCCGCAGTCTGACCTGCGCCGCCGGGCGACGATCAAGAAGATCGTCTCGAACATGAACGAGGAGTGTGCGGAGCTGGTCCGCAGCGTCACCATCGACGACGCGCTCCTCCTCCGGATGGGCTTCGTCCTCGTCGAACTGATCCGCCGCCACACCGGCCTGATCGAGGTCCGCAACGTCTCGACCGCGGCCAAGCGCATGACAACCTGGATCGTTCCCACCCAGGAGACGGTGGACTGGATCCGCAACTACGGCTCGTCCTGCGAGTTCCTCCGCCCCGTCAAGCTGCCGATGGTGGTGCCCCCGTACAACTGGTCCAGCCCGACGGTCGGCGGGTACGCCAACGACCTCGGCGAGGACCTGATCCGTTCCGAGTCCGGCACCCAGATGGAGTGCGCGACGAAGGAGCAGATGCCGACGGTGTACCGCGTCATCAACGCGATGCAGCGGGTTCCCCTGCGCGTCAACACGCAGGTGCTGGAGGTCGTTGACACGCTCTACCGCAACGGCGTCGTCTTCGGCGACCTGCCTCCCATCGAGGACATCCGGGTTCCCCCGAGGCCCAACATCCCGTCGAACGACCCGGCCATCAAGCTCTGGCGCCGGGACTGTCACAAGGTCCACGAGGCCAACCGGACCAACGCCGGGCGCCGCATCAACGTGGCCCAGACCCTGGCTCTGGCTGAAAGATATTGTGGTGCGAATTTCTTTCTGCCGGTGTGCATGGACTTCCGTGGCCGCGTCTATCCGCAGACGACCTATCTCTCGTACCAGGCCGGTGACATCGGCAAGGGCCTGACGTCGTTCGGCATCGGCAAGCCGGTCAAGGTCCATTCCCCCGAGTGGACGGCGCTCCTGCTGGGCGGGGCAGGGCACATGGGCGTCAAGGGCAGCATCAACCAGCGGATTGCCGAGGCCGACAAGTTCATCCGCTCCGGTGCCGTCACCGCCGTCGTCTCCGATCCCTACCAGCACAAGTCGCTGTGGATCGACCGTGACGAGCCGGTGCAGTTCCTGTCGTGGTGCCATGACATCGCCTCCGTCATGGGCGGCGGCAACAGCCACCACCCCGTCTGGATGGACGGCTCGTGCAACGGGCTCCAGATCATCAGCCTCCTGCTCCGCGACGAGGTCGGCGGGATGCTCACCAACTGCTGCCCGGCAACCCTCGACACGGCGCCCATCGACATCTATACGGCCGTTGCCAACCGGACCCAGGAACTGCTCTGCCAGGAGCGGGACCCGAAGACCCAGGAGTGGGCCAGGGAGTGGGTCCGCTACGGGATTGACAGGGCGGCCGTCAAGCGGTGCGTCATGATCGTCCCGTACAACGGCTCGATCCACGCTGGCGTTACCTACATCCGTGACTGGTACCAGGAGAAGTACCAGAAGGTCGGGGGTCCCTGGAAGGAGCCGACGTACCCGATCGGCTACCTAGCCACCGTGGTGTGGCGGGCCATCGGAGAGACCATCCGCAAGGGGACGGAGTTCATGAAGTGGATGCGGGAGGTGCAGAAGGTCTGCAATTCCGCCGGTGTCCAGCCCTCGTGGGTCACCCCGTCGGGCTTCCTCGTCCACCAGACCTACCACCAGTACGACGCCTGCAACGTGAAGACCACGCTCGGGCGGACGGTCCGGATGTTCCAGCTCCGCAAGGCCAGCAAGCGGGTCGCCACCCGCAAGCACCTCAACGCGCTGGCCCCCAACTTCATCCACTCCCTCGACGCGGCGGCGGAGATCCTTACGTTCGACGCCCTGCTCTCCGCGAAGATCGAGAACTTCCTGGGTCAGCACGACTCCTACGGATGCCTCGCGGCCGACACGCCTACCGTTTACCGCGTCATCCGCCGGACCTGGTCGTCGATGTTCGAGGACGACCTCTTGTCAATCTTCCGCAAGCATGTTCAGCACGAACTTCCGAAGGGCGTGGAACTCCCGCCGGTGCCCCCATACGGATCGCTCGTACCGGCGGACATCAACAATTCGCCGTACTTCTTTTCCTGAAGGTCGCCTACAGGCGACAGAACTGGTATGCTGGTAACCATGATGACGCAACAGACATCCTCGATCAAGATCACGACTCCGGTTGGGACGGCCAAGTACCCGTACCTGATCGAGCCCGACACCAAGTTCCATGCCGAGGGCGAGTACCGCGTCGAGCTCGTGCTCGACCCCGGCGAGGCGGCCGACGAGCTGTTCGACCGCGTGACCGCGTTCCGCGACAAGACCGCCGCGGAGGCGAAGAAGCTGGCTGGCGGCAAGAACTTCCGCATCGCGCCCAGCTTCCCGCTCGTCCGCAACGAGGACGGCACCGTCTCCGTCAAGGCCAAGCTCAAGGCGAAGGTGACCTCGAAGTCCGGCCGGTCGTGGGAGCAGCGTCCTGCGCTGTTCGACGCCAAGGGCAACCCGATCAACAGCGACATCCGCATCGGCAGCGGGTCGCGCCTGCGCCTCAGCCTGGAGGTGACGACGTTCAACGCCCCCGGCATCGGCGGGTTCGGCGTCAGCGCCCGCTTGCGTGGGGTCCAGGTCATCGAGGTGCGTGAGCCCCGGGCGACCTCGGCCAGCGACTTCGGCTTCGGTGCCGAGGAGTCCGGCTTCGTCACCGAGACCTTCGACAACTTCGAGGACGACGCGAAGCCGGTCGCCAAGTCCGGATCCAGCAAAGCCGACTTCTGATGGCAAACAACCGTCAACGTGGCAAGTACGGAGAGCGTTCCGCGAGGGACGCCATCCGTCAGCACTGGAAGATGGGCGACTGCCACCGGACGGCGCAGACTTCCGCCAAGGTCAGCGGTGCGGACCTCGGCGGCACCGGCAACCTCCATGTCGAGGTGAAGCTTCGCAAGACGCTTGCGGTCGAGAAGTTCCTGGAGCAGGCGATCCGCGACGCCAAGCACGACAAGGTGCCGGTGGTCTTGATGAGACGGGACAAGGGGGATTGGATCGTCATGCTGCGTATCTCGGACTCGTTCCGGTTCGCGGCAGAACTCATGTTCGGGTGAACGAGCCAGAAAGGAAAGCAGCGAATGCCTTGCTTCGTCACGGAAAAGACGCTTGACACGGCCACGGAGAAGGTCCTCAAGAACTGTCACGGGGATGTGATCCGGGTGAACATGCTGGGGGACATCGAGTTCCAGAAGAAGGACAACCCGTCCGTCTTCTACGTCTCGCAGCAGGACCTGGGGGTTCTTGTCCGGTTCCTCGTCGAGCAGATGGAAACCGGGCTTGCCGAGTGAGTCCTCGTTTCTGAGGCACGAGCCGTGCCCGTCCTGTGGCAGCAGGGACAACCTTGCCCGCTACAGCGACGGGCACGGCTATTGCTTCGGATGCGAATACCGAGAGAGGGGCGACGGAAGCGTTGCCCACGAGAGGAAGGCAGTAAGGATGCAGGGGATGATCCCGGCGACCTACCAGTCGCTTGACAAGCGTTGCCTGTCGGAGGAGACCTGTCGGCTATGGAACTACGGGGTAGGGGAATACGCAGGGCAGCCCGTTCAAATAGCGGAATACCGGAACGTCTCGGGCGAGGTCGTTGCCCAGAAGATCAGGACCCCGGACAAGCAGTTCCGGATCCTCGGGGACTCCTCTTCCATTGTTCTTTTCGGCCAGCACCTCTTCGCCCCGTCCGGCCGCATGGTCGTCGTGACCGAGGGGGAGATCGACGCCATGAGCGTCAGCCAGCACTGCTGGGAGAACAAGTTCCCCGTCGTCTCCGTGCCGAACGGGGCCACTTCCGCCGCCAAGGCTGTACGCAAGTCGCTCGACTGGCTCGAAGGATTCGACAAGGTCATCTTCGCCTTTGACATGGACGAGCCCGGGCAGGAGGCGGCGAAGGAGTGCGCCATGCTGCTGTCTCCGGGCAAGGCGCACATTGCCAGGCTCCCTGCCAAGGACGCCAACGAGGCCGTCAAGCAGGGCAAGGTCAAGGAACTGATCGACTGCCTCTGGCGGGCACAGCCGTTCCGGCCGGACTGCATCGTGGCGGCCACCGACATCTGGGACAAGATCGCCGAGTGGGACGGAAGGCAGGGCATCCCGTACCCGTGGCCGGACCTGAACCCCATGACCCACGGCATCCGCATGGGAGAGATCGTCACGGTGACCGCAGGAACCGGCATCGGCAAGAGCCAGTTCTGCCGCGAGATTGCCCACCACCTCGTCAAGCAGGGCTTCACGATCGGCTACATCGCCCTGGAGGAGAGCACGGCCAGGACGGCCCTCGGCCTCATGTCGATCGAGGTGAACCAACGGCTTCACCTGGGTGCCCCGAAGGAGGTCCTGAAGGACGCCTTCGACCGCACCTTCTCCGAGAACCGGGTGTATCTCTACGACCACTTCGGTTCGACGGAGGAGCAGAACCTGCTCGACCGCATCCGCTACATGGTGAAGGGGCTCGGCTGCAAGGTCATCGTCCTGGACCATGTCAGCATCGCGGTCAGCGCCACGGAGGGCGACGAGCGCAAGATGCTCGATGCCCTGATGACGAAGCTTCGGACCCTTGTCGAGGAGGTGAAGTGCGCGATGTTCCTGGTGTGCCACCTGCGAAGGGTGGACGGAAGGCCCCACGAGGAGGGCGGGGAGGTCCGCTTGTCCCACCTTCGCTCCAGCGCAGGAATCGCCCAGCTCTCCGACTGCGTGATGGCTCTGGAAAGAAATCAGCAGAGCAACGAGCACCGAAACCAGACCCGGGTCCGGGTGCTGAAGAACCGCTTCACGGGCGAGACGGGCGTGGCGATGGCGCTTGAGTACGACCAGGAGACCGGCCGCATGTCGCCGTGCGCCCTGTTCGACCCGTCCGGAGAAACTGCGGAATCCCACGACTTTTGATCGTAGTCGCCAAACGGCGACATTACAATAATGTCATGGACCAGACGCTCCTGCTTACCGGCGCAGACTCCGCGATCGTCGGGTGGATCCATCGGTGCGGGGACGTACCGATCGTGATCTACGACCGGGCCAAGCTCGTCAAGCACTTCGTCAAGGACGGGATGACGGACGACGAGGCGGAGGAGTGGGTGTCGTTCAACATCGAGGGGGCGTGGGTTGGGAAAGGGACTCCGGGTGTCCTCAACAAGGGGGGCATCGCCAAGATCAGGGAGGTGCTGGCGTGATGCGGTTCGTGCTTGACATCGAGACGGACGCGCTCGACGACGTCAAGAACATCTGGAGCGTGGTCTTGCGGGACGCCTCCAGCGGCAACATCGTCGCCAGCACCTACCCGGAGTTCGGGCATGACCACGCCTTCGATCTGATCCGGCAGGCCGACGAGATCATCGGGCACAACATCCTGTCGTTCGACCTGCCGGTACTTGCCCAGTTTGGCGTCTGCCCGAAGCCGTCGTGCACGATCACGGACACCCTGGTCCTTGCCCGTGCGGCCTGGCCCGACGTCCGCAACGACGACTTCAAGCGCACCAACTTCCCGAAGGAGCTGATCGGCTCCCACTCGCTGAAGGCCTGGGGAGCCCGGCTCGGGATCCTGAAGGACCTGTTCGGGGAGACCGCCGACTGGGGCTACTGGTCCGAGCGGATGCAGGACTACTGCGAACAGGACACGGCCGTCACCCTGGCCCTCTACAAGCAGGTGCTCAAGGAAGGCATCGCCTCCGAGGTCGTGTCCCTTGAGCACTCGGTGGCACGGATCTGCCTCAAGATGCAGCGCCACGGATGGCGCTTCGACCTCCGTGGAGCCGACGACCTCACCGCCCGCCTGCTTGTCAAGAAGCGCGAACTGCGCGAGCGGCTTGAGCAGACCTTCCCGCCGAAGGTCACGAAGCTGAAGACCAAGACCAAGACCGAGCCGTTCAACCCAGGCAGCAGGCAGGACATCGCCCGTGCCTTGCAGCAGCTCTATGGCTGGAAGCCGGTAGAGCTGACCGCCACCGGCCAGCCGCGCATCGACGAGGAGATCCTCTCGTCGCTGGACTACCCGGAGGCCAAGCTCCTGTGCGAGTACCTCCTCGTGGTCAAGCGCCTCGGGCAGATCGCCGAGGGCGACGAGGCGTGGCTGAAGCTCGTCAAGCG